ACTCGCATCTTCAAAGGTCAACTCCAAGTCATCGAAAGGATGTTTCATATGACCAGCTGCTCCTCCCTCTGTAAGCAAACTCCTACTGCCACATTTATGCTCTAAAACGGCAGCCATTATACCACCTGAAGCGGCATTTTTACCTAAGAAGGATTGCGGCAATGTGTACTTTTCTAGTCTGAGTAGTCGAATAAGTATAAAGTATATCGTTCCTCCTGGCAGCACTGAAGCTGCTAGTAGTCCCACTGATTTGAGTGATTCTTTTAGTTGGTTACCAATTTGGATCTTCTCTTGCTGTGTTAGTTGCTTCTTCCCAGCTGCTGCTAGAAGTAATAATGAAAAGGCTTTTTTAGTTTCTATGCCTTCTTTTTTTATTGATAGTATAAATGCTCTAAATCTCACCTTTATCTTTTGCACAAAGTCATCTATAGCTACCTCTGACAGCTGCTGTACGTCTCCTCCCTGCTTGTTGCGTAGTATATTAAATATAGAATTGACCACTGTCTCTGGAATTCCTGGGTAATTTGTTTTAAAGTTTGCAAGGTCACCGGATGCTAGATCTGCGCGTAAAGTACTAGCACTCACTCCTTGTCCATTTAGGCCATCTGTGCGGCCTGAGTATAGCATTGGACTTGAGTTGATCGGTAACTCTACAACAACTACGTTAGCTCTGTTGTATTTTCCAGCTACTGTTGATCCGTTGGCACTTGCATGACCAGCGACAAACATCTTTACACGTTCATAGTCTTTTCCTTTTGAGCTTGAACCTAAAGCATAGGTTCCTGGTTCTGCATTTTCAATGTATTCATAAGCGGCTCTCATTGGATTGTCGTTTGGTGATTGTTCTACCTTTATTCGAGTAGTTCCACCTAATAGCAAATTCCAAATAGCCATTGATTGCTTTATTGTAATGCCATCACGCTCTTTTGGTCCAATAAGTATGCGAACTTCAGATACATTTGGCTGAGCTGCATATCTCTTGGCCAGTTCAACGTGACCAGCGTGTGGTGGTTTAAACCCACCTGGGAGCATAACAGTAATGCCTTGAGACATCTCCGCTAGGAAACGCTCGACTATATAATTAGATAACGTATTCATTACTTATAAATATGGTGTTGATTCTGTTTACGCTTAAGTTGCATAACTTCTACTTTGAGTTTATCAACTGTTTCGATTAGATTAGTAATTATCCGACCCAATGGCTGCGTCTTGATACTTTCGTACTTTTTTAAGTATATATCATCTACTACAATACTACCATCAACAAACAACCTATAGTCCTTATATAGATTTTCGTCTAAAGATTGACCTATATAAATCTTTTCCATGTTGCGTAGTGGGATAATTTGCCTTTTCTCTATGTCCTTTGTCACTGGATTGAATGATAGATATTGTAGCACAAAATATATTGAGTCGTTCTTCAGTCTTTCATCCTCGGTAGGAATGCCTATCCGTAGTGTGAATGGATTACTGTTATGCTGAGCTCTAACCTCATTTATACTCTCGCCATGCCAAGATTGGTATATATTTTTAATTCGTACCTTACTTAGTGTTTCAGATAAACCAAGCCCTTGGATCGCTGGGAAATCCACTTTGCAATTTTGTATTCTATTACTGTTTATCATAGTTATATGTTGAGTAGATTAGAGGATATCTTCTTCATCCGAAGTGATATAACCTGTTCCCTTGGTTCTAGATCCAATAGTTGTTGGTTTGATTAGTGTTGGATCGGTTGTTACTCCTATTTTACAAAACTCTACATCATCGATAATACATCCAAAGTACTTATTTGAGTCTAAACTTCCACTTGCTTCAAATACTAATTGGGCTGTTCGCCCATATTGAACTACGTTTATGTTAAAAGACTCTATTTGATATCCAGTGGCTGGATTACTAAAGGTCATAGCTGGAACGTTTTTTATTCTTACGATATTAGCTTCTGGTGGATACCATCCATCAGCTCCTGCGACTCTATTAATCGGAAGTGGTGCTATTGTATTAACATTGTGTATAAATACCAACAATTCACTTCCATTTCCAGAATCTGGCCAATGATCTCCGTCTGTCTCACTTGTAAAGTTGCCACCATCACGTTTTATATTAAATCTTATATTGTATATTCCTCCGTTTTCTGTGAAAATTGAATCCGAAGTACGGCCCATCATCCTTTGCATCCATGCTCCTGGTGAACCAGCTGCGAATGCCATTGATCCAGTCCGGATTGTTGGAAAGAATAGACGTCGACGTTTTAGTGAGGTGGTAACTTGTTGACGGTCTATCAATTCTGTTCCTATTTTATTATCTTCAAATAAAACAAGCGATGCACTCACACTCGCTCTCGTTATTCCACAACCACCAGCTAAATCAAAAAACCTTCCATCCTGATGTGTAACGGACTCATCTCCATAGGTTATATTAGTTGGATTTTCTCCTACAACTGGATCTTGAGTTGGTGGTACTACTGCTGTAGGTAGACTGTAAGTCCTTGAATCTGGTTGGTTTAGTTTAGCAGGAAAGTAATTCGGATCATCACCTTGTACTACATATCCGTTGCTTGTTGAGCCTGATGCGTATAAAATCATTTTCCGCTCATAGGCAATCCAACTTGAAGTTATTGGGTAGGTTGCTACACCCATTCCTATGGGTGAAAACTCTGTGTGGAAGAAACTTTTACTATTGTAGGTGAATGTGTATTTAGTCAAAGGACGTCCTGCTTCATCAGTCCATTGGAATTGCGACATGGATGGTGTTAACACGTTCCACAGAAAGTCACTAGCAGCGCTTCCCCATGCTAATGCACCATTTTGATAAACACCCCCTCCCACTGTTGTAGCTACGTTTCTGGTCAAAACGTTTGGATAGTATGGAAAGATTGTAAAGGGGATTAGTGAGTTTCCTCTTGATAGATTGAACCAGCGTCTACGATATTCAGTATTGTTTTGTAGCTCGGCATTATAGGTATCGTTATACCAAGTTGACGTAAGTAGCGGTCGGGGTGACGATTCAGTTGGAACTGCCTTGTAATAAAAATCAAAGGCATGTGTATATACTCCTATCATAGTTGGTTTGTTGTTGTTTTGATATTAAACGAAACAGTTTCTGCTTGGCAAGTACTAGTTGGAATTTCACCTTTTAAATTAACTTTCAAATCATCTATTGTAGTTATATATTCTGACTGCCTACCAGTGAAATCAAAGTATTCAATTTTAAAATCCAAGGACTGAGATAGTACTAGTATGTTGTCAATCTCACTATTAAATGGAATTGCAAACTGCACGAGGTTTGGAGAAAATCCATTCATCGTAAGTGGTCTTATGCTTACTTCAGCTACATAGGCACTCCCAGTTATATTTCTTCGACTATACTGTCCCACCACACTCTCCACTGATGTTATACTGCTTCTGAATAAAGGACGGCCTAATCCATCATCGTCAGTTAAGAAATCAAACTCAACCCTGCCATAATACTTAGAGTTGTGATTTGGGTTTTGTATTTTTCCTATGTATTTTCCAAATCTATTCAAATGGCTTGAATATCTAGTACTCTCTTTATTTATACTTCGAGCAAATGCTCGAGGGTATGCTGCTGGAAGATAGATGTTGGAATTAACTGGATCACTGTTCATATAGACCTCCAACTCCGTATATGGGTCTAAGGCTACAAGAAAACTTAACGTGTAAGTTTGATTGCTAGTATAGTTTTGATTGTATGTTGTTGTGAACAAACCTGACTCAGTGTAATCAGCTGCTAATGGTATACTTTCATGTAAAGATGCGCTGGTGATAGTTGCTTGAGCTGCGGGGTATACACCTGATGGAGTCTCCATGTGAGTCTCCCAATAAGCTATATAATCATTAGATGTAAAGTGTCCAATCAATCTATAGTCTGAGTCCTGACGAGCGTAACTAGTTTGATTTGGATAGGCTGCTTCTGACAGATATTCTACTGGCCTTACTATATGATCGTATATAGCCTTAAACTCTCCAGATGCAATACCTCTCTTATAGTATGTTTTAATTCTATAAACCTCCCCTCCAATCGGTTTTAAGTCTGAAAAAGTAACTTCCAAATAAGATTGACTTATATTTGAGCTTGTTACAAATGCACCATCACTTGCCACATAATTAATGCTTGCAGTAAATCTTGTCGCTTGACTGTACTTAAAGTCTGTAGTATATTTCTCCTGAAGACTTCCTGGTTTAAGTACCTTAACCTGCAATGGTCTACTTATGCGCATTTGTGTGTCTGAGATAACCTCTACAACATCAGCGTTGAAGCTTTGTAGCTGACTTGCTGTACTACCTGACAGAGTAAACCCTGTTGGGATATTTGGGGTTAGCTTGAGTGGTGTGCTTGCTGCACTAAAGAATTCAAACGTCGCTCCTAAAAAGTCCTTTTGTATAGTTCGATTAGCTGACGTTACGACTGTATTAAATCTCGATGACAGCTCCTTCAAATAACCATTCTCGATATCGGATATCTTCGTTCGTAGTGCTGTATTGATTGTATTGGATGTTGTAGGTTTAGCGGTGGGATTGACGAGTATGCCCCTTAGTCTTGGATCGAGTATGTCTGGGCTAGTTGCGAACTCTCGATCATAACCTTGAAATTTTGAAGTTGTAATAGTGTAATCATTAATACTGGACGTAAAGACACTCCACTGACTACTTCCAGTTTGAGTTAACAAAGTCCTTTCTGGAGTTATTACTTGTGTAATTGATATATTTGGTGGATTGTCAAATATCAACTCAGAGTTGTTTCTGTCAAAGGGTAATACTCTAAAATCCCTAGCCCACCTTATATTATAGCTTCCACGTATGTCTTTCGGTACTGGCTCTCCTTTTAAGTCTACTAACGCCTCCCCTACTAAGTAAATGGTGGCAGTACCCTTAGCTGTTATATCATATACATCAACTGTTATATAGTAGTTATTAAATCTATCGATGTAATTTGTTATTTCTGAGGGAATGTTGTTGCCTTCAGCATCTAGGACCTCTACGTCAATAGTTGTACCTAACCTCATATTATCCCCATTTCCCTTTAGCACGATCACATTCTTTCCACCACCCATTGATTCTGGAAAATGTTGCACGTTGAAGTAGAGAGGTGATGAGTCACTATAGTCCTCTATATAGTAGGTGCCCTTGTTGTAATTTCTTGGCTGCTGCTTTTTATAAAACGTTAGTAAGCTCATATGCTATAAATATCTCCTAACATGATATGTAGCTCATTTCATCTTTTTTATCTATTGACAAAATAGTATCAACCATATCGCGCACTACATCCAAGTGAGATATTACTAAACTGAATCTAAAAATGTCCTTCATGTGAGTAAATAGCGTATGCATTGAATTTAAGTTAGTGCTATCCAATACCCCCAACCCCTCATCAATTGCAATAAAGTCTGGCTTTGGTAGGTTTGTAATCTTTATCAACGCGATGCGGATTGCTATAGATGATAGGAATTTTTCCATCCCAGAGCACAACTCTAGTGGCCACTTATCGTCATCATAGCAGATAAACGCGTTTATATTTTTACTATCTGTCTCAAGCTCAACAGTAAAGTCGACTATCTGGTTGAGTATATCGTTAGTTTGTTTCTGAATATGAGGAACTGCCTTGCTAATCAACGTGTATGGAATACCATCCTTGTACATAGCTTTTGTGTATAGTTCATAAGCTACTTGTTGATCATAGAGTTGGTGCATGTGTTCTATATTCTTCTGACAATCTGAGATTGTTTGCTTTGTGACCTCCACACTTGCATGATAGTCTTTTACTGTGTTATTTGACTTGGATAGTGCTATTGACTGAATGCTCTTCTTTTTGTTGATTACGCCTATCTCATCGTTGATGCCTTTATTATTTTTGAGTATAGTTGTGTTCTTGTTGTATATGCCAATGTCGGTGTTAATCTTCTGAATTTCACTCTTTGATTGTTCAATTTGAGTTTTCAATCTTTCGTATGCAGTCTCCTCCTGACCTCTTTCGAGGGTTATTTTATTGAGCAGCTTCACCATCGTCCCTAACACTTTAGCATCATCTTCAATAAAGCTATTTTGCTCGATGAAGTCCACTATTTTTTGTCTTTCACTCAAAAACTCACCGACAGTCTGCTTGTCTTTTTCAAGCTCCTCGCGTGTCTTCATCGCATCTTGAACGAATATGTTTGATACACAATACTGACAGTCGGGATTGTATTCGTGATCTTTTAATTTGTCTAGCTTTTCAAGCTTATTCTTGATTGTCAACTTCGTCGTACTGAGTTGTGTATCCAACTTTATTTTTGTTTGTGTATTGGCTTGAAACTGCTTGTATAATTCTAAATTAAATTGACCCTTCAATCGCTCCACCTTCTCTGTACACTCTGCAAATTCGCTATGCATGCGGTTTAATTCTCTATCCTTACCCGCTTTGTCTTGTTTTGTTTTTTTGATACCATCTGACCAGTACTGTAGTGAAGTTGTTAGTTTGTCTATATCCAAACCTTCCCCCTGACATGGTTGTAATTCTCTGTTTAACTCTAGTAATTTCTCATTTAATTCTTGCATCATCTCTTGAGCCTTCTCTAGCTCCAATGCGGCTGATTCGTGTTTCTTTTCATTTAGCTCCTTTGACCTCTCAGCATCACCTAGCTTAGTTTCGAAGTCTTGCTTTTGGTATTCTTCCAGTAAAATTACTGTCTTTCTGTTATTCTTGCTTGCCAAGTCACATAGTGAGTCAAAAATAGTTACGTCTAGGAAGTTTGCTAGTAGGTCCTTGCGTTCGCCTTGCGTCTTATCTATAAAGTTGGAGCTGTTCTGTTGTAGTGATAGTGCTGTTAAAACGAAGTCGTCAAAAGTTCCTACATACGATCGTATATTGTTTGATGTATCACGCCTCTGTTCTCCATTCAACGAAATTCTCTCACCTTCTGGTGTGACCATCCAGAAGTCAATATCTACTCTCAGCCTACCCTTCAGTGGACCACTCTTGTACTTGTGTGCCCTCTTTTCCACAAAATAATCCACTCCGCTTTGCTCAAAATTAAACTTGCAACTGAATCCATCCTTTTTACGATTAAGCACTTGATCGGCTTTGCTAGTTCTGGATGTCTGGTCGAATAAGCAGAAACATAGAGCGTCTAACACAGCGGACTTTCCTGAGTGATTAGGTGCAAAAAGTCCACAAGTACCTCGCTTCGTTCCAAAGTCAAGTACGTTATCCTCTCCGTAGCTAAACATATTACTAAACTCAAACTTCTTTGGTTTCCATACTACATTGCGAGCCATTTCTGGCAGGTTGATTTCCTGATTTAGCTTTTTGTTTATCTCTAAAACCTTAGCAATTGTGTCGTCATCTACTAATCCTGCAACTAAGTACTCTGTTAGTAGCTGGTTTTGGTATGTTACATTTCTTACATCACCTTGGTTCAATATACCATCTGATAAACTGGCAATACTTCCATCTGCGCTTCTGTCTAGCTTTTGTACAATTACATCTCTAATCCTATACTCTCTTCTTATAGTAGCAAGCACTCTTTTGAGTTGAGCTGGATCTGTATTTATTGTTCTAACTCGTAAATTTGTTCTAGGTGTTATTGGTAAATTATCTGGCAAGATCCCATTATCAACCTCCAAGGTGTAATATCCATAGTCATTTGTGACGTCGTGGAAAGTGTATTCAATATCGGCTTTTGTTAAGTCAATTAGTGCATACCCGTGACCTTCAAACGCTTCTCCGAAGTTTTGTTGGACCAATGAACCAGGATAAAAGATAGCTGGATTTTGTTTTGATAAGATTTGCCTCTTGTGAATATCACCCAGAGGAACAACATCAAATCCTATAAATGTATCCCAATCTAATCCATGAGATAGTGTTAAACCGCTATCTACCTTGCTATTTGCTAAAGTTCCATGGTATAATGCTACTAGTCTCTTATACTTGTCGGGATTAGTTATTTTATCATATGTAACATACTTTTCTGGTTCATCAAGTAGTGACATTACACTAATGGCGATGTCTCCTATTTCATGTAATCCTGAGTTACGTAAGTAAAATAAGTTTGGGTGGTTGATACCCTTAACAATAGGTGATAGTGCGTCCAATCTATGTGGATTGTTTAGGTTGGCATCGTGGTTTCCAGCAATAACTACTGTAGGTCTGCGCTCTGCTAATCCGCTAAACAGGTAGGAAACCATCTCGATAAGCTCTGGGCTCATGTCTGTCTTAGCATGTACAATATCACCTCCAACCGTTACAATGCTATTGTCAGGTAGTTCGTCTACTACTTTGAATAACCTATCAAAAACCTCTCTAAACTCTTTATGCCGTTTCCAGTTTCGTAGATGAATGTCGGCTATGTGTAATATATAATCAACTCTCTGTAATTTGCATTTGATTTTGTTTATCATAAGCACATTTTTAGTTTAATCAAATCAAAAAAGTCAACTGGTTTAGCTTGAGATAGTACTTCTATCATACCTTCATAACCTACCTCACTTGGATCTTTTCCTGGTAGTGTAATAAACGAAACTTGGATTCCGTTATTAATAAAGTATTCTATCTCCCTCACACTATCTGCAAATGCATCTTCATCTAGTGCTAGGAATATCTGTTTGACTTTTTCTGTTAGTATCTTTGCTCTAAGCTTTGGTAGTATTTTCTTACCGAACAAAGGAATTGCATTCCTCTTCACTGCAATTGCATCGAAGGCACCCTCCACCATTGTAATAGGCTCTCTCCAGTTGATTTGATTTTCAAAACCCACTACATCTTTTGATACTGGTGGGTTCTTATGTGAAATGGTTGATTGTTTGTAGTAGCTACGACCTACGTAATAGTTGATTGTATTATCTTGATTGTAGCTCGGGATAATTAGCATTCCTGAGTAAGGACCTTCGTCACAATAACCTACTTGATATCTTAGGATATCAATTGGTGTAAGGTTTCTTTCGTTAGTAGCGTAGTGTAGTGCGTTCTTATAATCAGGGGTTGATGATCTAATGTATAGTGGTTTGTATCCTACTGGTAGTGTGACCAGTTGTCGGGAATTTTCTTGCAGGTTGGTTGTAACTCTCGAATCACCATATATATCCCTTGCTTTTTTGATAAACTCATACGGAGCATTGCTCTTTTTAAGCAGCGACATTACCGATTGACCCTTTGCATTGCATACCCAACAATGCCACTTCTGTGTAAGTATGTTTACTTGTAGCTTCTTCTTGTAGTGATTACAAAAAGGGCAATGGTGGCTCGCCTCACCACTCTTCTTGTGCTGAATGCCTATGCCTAAATAACTATCCAATAAACCGCTTGCTTGTATTACGCTTACTGCCATATACTAACTATACAAATTCTTTTCCGATAAACAAACTAATCCAACCAATCTGTTGGAAGCTCTTTGTCAGCATATTTGAATCCGTACTTTATGCACCAATCTGCGTATGTAGTTTTTGAGCCTTTTCTAATTTTGCTTCTTGAGTTTTGAAATATAAAACGGATATCCAATTCAGGATGCTGCTTTCTTATTAATATGTGTTTCTTTCGATCATCCAAAACAAAGCGCCCCTTTGTTTCTATAAAGATGCCATTTGGTAGTCTGAAATCGGGAGTGTATGTGTGATTAGTTTCTGGTTGGATATAGCTTATCTTGTGCTGCTCATATTGGCCATCGATTCCTATAACCTTTAGTGTTGCGTCTAAATCCTCTTCTAAGCCACTTCTATAACCATGCTTTACAGCCGCTTCTCTTTTTGTAAACCTTTTTTTAGCCATATTATCTGTCAAATCTTACTATAATAGTTGTATCTGTGTTGGATGGTAGTTGAGTTGGAGCACCTAGCTTCGCCACAGCGATCATTCTATATTTGTCATCATATAAACCGATAGTAGTTACAAATGGCTTGAAACTTGAACCAGTTGCAAATGATCGAAATACGAATTGATTGTGTGTTGAACTATACTCCTGCATTGTCGGATTATTACTTCTCGTATACTCTCCTGGGCTAACTGTACATGATATTTCTGTCTCCCAGATAGTATGGCTTCCTCGTGCTTTTGCGTTTACCACGTCCATGTATCTCGATGGAATGGAGCTTAATACAATCATTCCATGGTTGTGAAACACATTCCCCACTATGCTATTACCCACTCCTAATGTTTCTCGTAAAAGAAATATATCTTGTGGTTGTAGTGCTTGATTAAACATTTTGATATTATCAATAGCTCCAGTATATGCTTGGCTTTTATTGAAGCTATTTCCTATATAGATATTTGCTTTATTGCTACAGAGGGATGGTTCAGATACATCAGCTGCGGTTGCATCTAGTGTACCATTTAAGTATAGTTCAAGGTTTGAACCGGACTTCATGGCGACAATATGGTACAGTTGGTTTAGTTGCAGCAGTGTGGCTGTTGATGCCGTAGCTACTTCGCTATTTGTATCTCTTTCAAACCTTAAAGACATATCTGTGCCCAAGGATATTCTGTACGGTGATCGTCTCGTAGCTGGTATTGTGAATAGGTTACCATTCTCATCTGTGCGCAGATCTTCTGCTGGTCCTTCTTTGGATAGTATAATGCTTCCGGAAATATGGGTTGGAATTGCTTCTGGATAAATCATCATTGAGATAGCAAAATCACCATCTTCAAAGTTATACATATAATCGTAGTCTGAAACTTCATTTGGTCTCAGTACCATGCTTGAACTCAACTCAGCTGAGAATTTAGGGACTACTCCCAGCAAATCCTCTGGTGAAGCGATGGGAACGGTAGGGGACGTTAGCTTTTCAAATTTTACATTGTCATAGGTCGACTCCATAATCCACGTTCCTCTGTTGAAGCTGGATGTAGTGTTTATTGGTCCTTTATCTAAATACCTATATAGCTTGTCAAATGGCCATCCTCCAACCATATTCTTATCGATAGAGCCAGATATGTCATTACCGTATATTGATAAGTGGCTTCCTGTGATAATAAGGTTACCATATATATCATCTATGAGGTCTAACTGCTGGAGACCATTGATTGTATTGTAAAGTGCTGTTATCTGTACGGATTCTGGTAGGATGCCTTCTCCGAACTTTGATTGTGGTAAACTTAATATCTGTGCTTGGTCTTCAAGAAACCTAAATTGAGTATTTACATTGCCACTTCCAAAGGTAGCTCGAGTATTATCATAAAAATTACGATAATATATATGTTCCAATGATCGGTGTACTACTCTTTGATATTTTCCATTTGTTGTTATTGGCTCAGTATATTCGTAATGTTTGTTTCCCTCATCAAACAAAACCATTAACGGATCGGTTCTATCGTGGTTGGATATTGGCTGATAATCTGCTTTGTATAGTGAAAATACTGGTGTGGTTTCACATTCTAAATCGATGAACAAGTTATTAAAATAATAATCAAAGCCAACAAACGTGTTTAGGTTTTCACCGTATATAGATAAATTATCAATAGCTCCAAAGTGCTTTGGATCAAAGATTTCTCCTGTGTTTGCGTCAACACGATAGTACACCGTATCTATCATATTAGCTATGTTATAACCAACAATACCGATCATTCCAGATTGATTCTTATTTATGCTGGCTCGGATTAGTCTATCAGTACTCAACCACTTGCGAGTGTCTACGATCTGATCAACAGTGATAACTTGTGTATTGTAATCACAATTAAAGTTAGTGTATATCTGACCGTCATTGCAGATAACATGGATCTTTCTAGTCATGTCAACTACTTCACTATTCATAGCATATACATCTTTGTCCGCTAAAATGTCAGCTACACCAGTTAATATAGTAATTCCCGCCTCATCTGGATTACCCCCTGGATGCCATTTGTGTAAATCACCGTTTTCAAACAAAGCATAATACGAACCATCTGTGATATCGTATTCAATTCGTTTACAAGAAGCATTTTCGGCAGTATTATCATATATATTCCATGCATTTGGATACTGAACACTCACTATATGCGTTCCAGAGCTCCCTGTGTGTATCGTAGCTGCATAGCCAGCAGCTGCAAAACCTTCTGCGTTTATGTTAGTATAGGTCTCGGTGTATGGTAGTGGAGGTAAGTCAAACGAGAGCTGGAAATCACTACCACTGTAAGGAACGGCACCTACACCACTCTGCCCACAGTAGAATATCAAATCAATGCTTTGATCAGAGGATACATCTAGAATTGGTGATGTGTGGCTGGTGGTAAAGCTGGTTATGTAATTCAAGTCAACATCATACGAGTGTAGCTCTACACCATTATCTACTACAAAAATATAACTTCTAGTTGACTCTCGATTGAATCTTACCAAGTCTAGCGTGGCAAATGATGCGTTAGTTGGGTTTTCATAACCAGCTGATGTGTTGTGTTTTGCTATAGTTAATGTAAGTGCTTTATCTACAACAAATAATGCGTCGTTGTTGCTTTCCATAACACCCACCTGATCGACGTTTACATCAATTTGATTGGTGTAGTCACAGTAGTTTATATCATCGTACCACAACTTGTGTGTTCGAAATGGTGTTAACCTTACGTCCGATTGGTCTAAGCTTTTAAATATCCCTGCCATTTTATATAAATAGACTCAAAAAAAGAAACCCGCAAACAGAATCTACGGGTTGATTTGAGTATGCCTTCTCAAAAATCTAATTTTATTTTTATAAGTGCCTCACGATTAAAGCCTTTCAATAATGGCCGACTAAGTTTGGCCACAGCTACAAGTCTGTTTGATGGGTCATACATTCCTATAGTTGTAATATAAACGCTTGGGTTTCTAACCATACTAGCGTGTAAGAATTGACCACTCGATCCAGTTACGAATGTAGGGTTGTTTGAGAAGTTAAATTGCTTGTTTGTTATTCTACAGAAGTAGTGAGTTGAAGTTACCTTCTCTTCACTTCTGCATAGGAAGTGAGAAGAACCCGATACTCTTCTATATAATAGTGTGTGGTTCCTTGGTTGTAGTGGTATTTGATCTAAGGTATCGGGATCCCTCTTATCTACTGGCATAGTTAAACTAGAGCTCAGACGAGTAGCATTAAACACAAGTAATCCTTGATCTGGATAAAACAATCCGAACTGAATTGCTGATGAGGTTATACCTCCAGAACCACTATATATTCCAAAAACACGTCCTGCCTCATTTATAGTAGGAGAGTCTCCTTGTCCGCTGGCATCAATGAAGGTACTATAATTGGTATTCCATGCAGATGGAGTGGCGCCATCACCGAGTCTTATCTCCCAGTTTCCTGGATCGATTTTTTGACGGAATCGTGATCGTGCTACATTTATAACGAAAATATCATCTGGATTATCTGTACCACCAAGGCCATCACTAAAGGTAAATGACTGGTCGGTTGGAGGAAGTAGCATGTTTCGATACTGCGAGTATATTGCTCTAGTTGGAGTATCATTAACATTCTGTCCAGTTGTATTTGGGTCGCCATATGATCCACTTCCTTTTTTGTTACCGTATGCAATTGCATACTGAACTGCTGAGTTAGCACTTGTTTGTGGATCTCTGTGGTACGTATTTGAATAGTAATCACCGGATTGGGACAACTGAGCTGAGGATGTGAAGAACCCGATGTTACTGGAGTATGATTGTGAAAATGGGTTCATGTTCTCTGACCAGATCGGTTGTGATATCGTTTGGATATCACCTGGTACGATGTCGTCATCTGTAAAGAACTTGTATATTTCTGCCATGGTTTATTTTATTTCAATGATGTTGCTGTTTATTAACTACATAGTGGAGCTGCCTAGTGGAGCTGCTGTTTGAACGTCTAGTTGTAAGAATTGTGATGGATCAACGGATATTGATACTGTTTTAAATCCGCCAGTCTCATTACCAACAATAGTAAGTAATGCTCTGCGCACTTGACCATTTGCAGCCTTTTGCTGTGGCTTCGCTCTAATAATGAATTTTTTACCAATCTTAGTAATGGTCTTACCTGCTGTTGTGATTCCAGTAACTTCATCATCCATAAAACTGGTAGCAGTTTCGTTTGCATCTGCTATACCTGCTGCGATTCCACGTCCAATTCCTCCACCAAAGTTTACAGCTCCATCTGAAGCTACTTCTAGCGTAGCAACTGTATCATCGCTCAAGATAGCTGTGTATCCTGCGCCATCGTTTCCTCCTGCTAAATTTAATGTACTTGGAGTTACTGTGATTGATTGCTTTAGTGATGTAATCGTAATACTTGAGGGAGCTACGCTAATGACTGGAACACCGATAACATCTTTTGGTAGTGTTATTAGTTTATATCTTAGCATTTGTGTTTCATCTGGTAATGCCTCTAATACTGGCATGTTTTCAATAACAGCTCCGTAGTAGTTTGTTCCTAATGTGTGTGCTGGATTCCATAAGTCGTAGTCTACTTCATCGTCTGACAAAGCAAATTTAACTATGTTAAGCTTTCCACCAGAAGCTAGTATTTGACGACCTTTATTAGTTAAGATTGCGTCTACAGTGACTGTTGTTCCATCTAAATATCCCAATTTGTTTGTGTTTAGTTTTTATTATTTATTCCTTTAATATAAATATGCTACAATTCCAAAACTCATCTAATTGTAAAATTACCTCTAGTTGTTGGTTGGTTTGTTAATTCTACTCCTGTTCCTAGTGTTATTTGTATTACTGGACCTCCATCTATTGTATCAGGGCTGTCAACGTTGTAGTCTGTAGCAGTTAGCTTGCAGCCATCGTAGCGAGCGTTTCTCATACCATAACTATCTCGTAAATGAAAATCTTGCACTTGTGCTCTATAATTCAAAGCTCTTGCTGAAACTTTCTTAATCATCACGTAGTTGCTCGCCACTGTTTCGTTCATACTAACTACAAAACACAACCTTGGACCATCTGCTCTTGTTGTGTATGTGTATGTTGTTGCTGTTGTAGTTGGTGTTATCGTTTCAGTGTAGGCTGATCCGAAGCTACCAAAAAAAACATCCAATGTGCTCGCTGTGATGCCACTTGTCCTTTGGACTACTATAGATACCTCATATATATATTCTTTAGTATAGTTGTTGGTGTTATTAAAGAAGAAAGCATCCAACTCAACAGAGCCGGTGATATCAGTTGATGTTGCTGCTGTGTTGTTGTAAAAGTTTAGACCATCTATAGGATTCAATCTCCATTGAAAATTCGAATTCATATAAGGAACTATTGTTACGTCATTCCAGGAGGTTGACAGGCGTAGTCCGTATTGCGATGTCCACAAGCATTGTTTCATCGTGACTGGTGATATTAAGGTTACTGATTGTGTGAACGCCATTGGTCCGGTGAATGCTCTGTTGTTATATATGTTGCTATCGTATACATATGAAGATCCATTGTTTGAAATTTCACTGAAACGACTATCTAAAATAACTGGGTTAAGGGCTTCGTGGTAGCTATAATGACTTGACGTTACCATATATGGTGCAGACGTAGTTGGTCCACTTCCACTTGTAGCCCAAGTCATAAACACATACTGAGATCCTAGCACTCTAGTATCTCGTCCATATTGTGAAATACCAAAATCAACAGCTGCTGCCATACTGCCACTAGTTGATGGATTATCGTCTAATCCAAATTGATTGAATTGATTTGCAAAAGAACTTATAAGGGTTGGTGAGCAATCAACATCGGTGCCATCAATTAATACATAGTCTATTAATTCCTCGTCTAGCGTAGGCAACACACTAATACCCTCTTGAATATCATACTCTGCTACCTCAAGCTGATCACCTTCCAGGGTAATATAATCGCTATCATCTCCGCCAATCTTTCCTTCTGGGACATAACCATTATTTGCCCAATAAGGTTGTTCTCTAGATGGCTCACCATCACCATCTTGTATAGCACCTCCTAGTGTATAAACTGTTTCTGGTCCAACGTCTAAGGTTACGTCATATTGTAATTCCTCAAATGTCGGTGGTGATACTCTAACCTTAGCACGCTCAATTATAGATGGCTCAATAACCAACCCCACCTGAGTATTGGCTCTGTATGGTACAAATTTCTTAATCAGCTGGAATAGTGATGAGTCGAAGTGTCGTATTAATCTAATGTAGTTTTGTGTTTGGTTTCTACCAAATATAAACTTACGACCCCATTCCCACTTTAGTGCATCCAAGCCTGGATAATGGTCTAACCTTAAATAGCCTGGATCTCCAATATAATCATCAATACTTATTCCTCCAAAATGTTCTGCTATATCTTGGTTGATTTCGTTTGTTGGTGATAGATAAATACCTAATCGAGAACTATCTGGTGGTTGGCTATTTGACAAGCTGCGTTGTACACTATTATCTCTATATAGTTGCTTACTACCTCCAGTGATACTGCTTCCAGCTGTAAATGTATCTTCAATTCTTATCTTTGTCCCAACGCTTCTATTACCGCCTAAGTCAGGCCACTCCATAGAGTGGCGCTCTACAATTGGAAGATATATCGTTGGGTTTGGTCCAGTTAATTGTGCTATCTTAGCTGCACCATTGTAGAATAATACTTCGTTTTGGTTTGGATGCTGAGATATTATGCTAGCTGTTCCAAATGAGTTAGGTCTTCTGTTGTCGGATCCCAAACATAAGCGGAAAGCTAAGTCATAGTAGCTCGACGTACTTCCAGTTGATATACCGTCCGTGTTTCCTTGGTAGCTTGTTGGTGCTAATGCGTGATTATCTAGTATTGAGTTTTGCAGTTCGGTTGCCCAATACCTAAACTCTTGAACGCTACCGGACATCAACGTACTTGTTGCTGGGTTCTCATCCGAACTAGACCCAGACCCTGGTAGCCATAAAGTGCCTGGTGAAGTAAATGATTGATTGTATGATGAGCTATCTGAACCTTGTATAAACAAACTCGCTGTGTGTGTAAACACTACTTTATCATACTTGACACGCTTTACAATTAATTTATAGTTTTGACCAACTAGTGGATCGTCTGAAAGGGCATCCCTTTGTATTGTTATGCTGTGGAAATAGTTTTCATCGTAGATTGGGGTTGGTACGCTAGCTGTTGCCCAACCAGAGACTCCATTCAGAAAGAACCCTAGATGATCCTCACTTCCACTTTTGAAAGCCTTAATCATCCACTGATCAGGTACCTCAAGTATGCGTTGGTCGTTCGTTTGATCTTTTGCGATTTTTGCTCTAATCTGAGTAGCCATTGGCATTAACTGATTCTTGATCAGTGGTGTCCATGGTATTGTTGTAGTTTGAGTAGCTGGGACATATCCGTAATAATCAGAACCGTAGAGTGATCCACTATAATACCCCACTGAGCCTGAGCCTTGATACCAGCCTACTTGTAATGCGTAATTAAATCGCTCATATTGTAAGTCTGTTTTTGAATCAAAATCTGGTTCTGCTCCTCCATATTCTCTAATTCGTAAAATAGTTTGTGGTATACCATAGCAGTTAATTAATGCTCGTACACCTCTCTCTGTCCCTTTTGTTTTTAGTAAGTATGGTAGATTGTTTATAATACGCTTCCAATTCTCCTTTGTTCGATCCTCCGACGTAGCATCAAACATCGACGCAGCAGATCCAGTAACATCTGCTCCTAACGTATAAGCCCACAATTCATCTAACGAATTACCACTATCAAAATCTATACCAAGACCATTCGCAACGTTGTATATTAATTCACGGCTAAACCCTTCAAATGTTGATTCGTTTCTATCATAGGGTGCTGTGATTTGTTTTACATACAAAGTCAGTATATCAAAATAATGCCCTATCATTTGTGTAAACAGAACATACTCTTCATTCGATCCATCCTCCAGTACGTGAGCTGGGATTAATTTGTATAGCGCTTTATCGTTATTTGCATCGTACAGACTGGCCGAAGTTAGTATACCCTCAAACCAATCTTCTGATTGGGAGGCTGTGATCGAGTAATTTATGTATGGTTTATTAGGATTTTGCTTTGGCCATGTTGATGGATAGAATTCCCCATAACTGCTTGTTTCGTAGCTACTCGACTGATAATGCATGTACTTTTCGTAGCTATCAAGTC